CTGATGTTTCTATTAAGTTGAAGACTGCTCCTGGTTCTGCTGTTCAGGCTAATAGTGCTTTGAGAGTTAATATTCCTGCTGCTCAATCTAATTTGAGTATTCTTGCCCTTCGTCAGGCTGAAGCATTGCAGAAGTATCGTGAAATTACTCAATCTGTTGATACTAATTATAGAGATCAGATTAAAGCCCATTTTGGTGTTAATGTTCCTGCTTCCGATTCTCATATGGCCCAATATATTGGCGGAGTTGCTCGTAATCTTGATATTTCTGAAGTTGTTAATAACAATTTACAAGGAGATGGTGAGGCTGTTATTTATGGTAAAGGTGTTGGTACAGGTAACGGTTCAATGCGTTATGAGAATGGTTCACGTTATTGTGTTCTGATGTGTATTTATCATTGTGTTCCTCTTCTTGATTATAATTTGACAGGTCAGGATGGTCAGCTTCTTGTTACTAGTGTTGAGGATCTTCCTATTCCTGAATTTGATAATATCGGTATGGAATCTGTCCCGGCTATGGAATTGTTTAATTCTAAAGGTTTTTCTTCTGCTAATGTTAATCGTCTTTTAGGTTATCTTCCCAGGTATTATAATTGGAAGACTAAGATTGATCGTGTTCATGGTGCTTTTACTACCACTTTGAAAGATTGGGTTGCTCCTATTGATAACGATTATCTTTATCAGTGGTTTTCTGCTTCTTCTGGTGACCCTTCTGTTCGTCCTGTTCAGTGGCCTTTCTTCAAGGTTAATCCTAATACTCTAGATTCTATTTTTGCCGTTAATGCTGATTCTACTTGGGAAACTGACCAGTTTCTAGTTAATTGTCATATCGGTGTTAAATGTGTTCGTCCTTTGTCTCGTGATGGTATGCCCTATTAATTATGAAAAATAAACTTACTTTTGGCCGAGGATTTCGAGAGATTTCTACGCCTGTTAAAATTTCGTTGTTTCCTTCTCAAGCTCCGAAAGAGATTGTTCCGGAGATTGATGTAACTGAAACATTTCGTTTTGAAGAAGAAGGTGATGATGATTTTTCGTGTGTTCGTGTTCGTTCGGATATTTCTATGCTTCTCCATGCTGCCGATATGTCTAAACGTATTGGAGTTAATGGTATGCAGTATCTTATGGACACTAAGCGTCCTAAAACTTCTGCTTTTCAGAATCAACTTGATTCTTTGAATCTTTCTGATGATGAATTGCTTTCTATGGTTAAGTCTCGTCATGTTCAATCTCCTTCCGAGGTTCTTGACTGGGTTAATTCTATTAATGAACTTGCTTCTGAACTTGAATCCGAAGCTTTAAAACTTGCTGCTGATGAACAAAAGGTTGATACTTCTTCTGTTGATGGTAGCGTTGATACTGGATTATCTGGTTCCGCTTCATCTTAATTGTTCTTTTGCTATTATTCCTGCTCTTATTGGAGCTGCCGGAGCTATTGGAGGAGCTTTACTTTCTGGTAGTTCGCAATCTTCTGCTAATAGTACTAATATGGCTATTAATCAGATGAATAATGCTTTTAATGAAAAAGAGGCTCTTCGTGCACGTCAGTTTCAGTTGGAAATGTGGAATAGAGAGAATGCTTATAATACTGCTTCTGCGCAGCGCCAACGATTATCCGAGGCAGGTTTGAATCCTTATTTGATGATGGATGGTTCTAGCGCTGGTATTGCTGGTTCAACTGGTTCTACTTCGCAAGCTACTGCTGCCCAGCCTTTACAGGTTAATCCTATGGATTATTCGTCTTTTGCTAATACTCTTGCTCGTTCTGCTGAAATGTCTTATCAGCAACAACAGAGTAATGCGATGGTATCTAATCTTCAAGGTCAGAAGGATCTGGCTTTTGCGCAAGCTAATCAGATTTTTTCGAATATTGATTGGGGTAAACTTACCCCTGAATATAAACGTTGGATGCGTGATACTGGTATTGTTCGTGCTCAACTTAATTATGACACAGATCGTCAGAATTTAGACAATCTTCGTTGGACTAATAACATACAGCGTGCCGAACGTACATCTTTGCTTCTTTCTAATGATTCAAAGAGGATTCTTAATAAGTATTTGGATCAGTCTGAACAGCTTCGTTTGAATGTTTCTGCCTCCCAATATTACGATATGATGGCCGCAGGGCATTTGAAATATCAACAGGTTAAGGAATCTATTGCAAAGCAAATTCTTATGCAAAAGCAAGGTACGTGGTATGATTCTATGTCTGATAGAAATCGTTTGGATTATAAACAAGCTCTTGCTCTTGCTGATGATTATATTTCCGCTATGTCAACTCAATATGAATCCCAGTCTGCTTATAATATGGGATTTGGTTCTAAAGGTTATGAAGCCGGAAGGCGTGATGCTGAATCTAAGTCTTTCCGCTCATTGCTTGATCGTTGGAATTATAATAAGCGTTTTTATGAAGAAGGCTTGAATACTATTCGTACTGTTGGTAATGCTATTGGTTCTGTTAGGCGTTGATATTATCCCCTCCCTCGAACGGAGGGGATTTTATTTATAATAATTAACTCATTATAATTTGCAATTATAATAATTATTTGTATCGTCTTTCAGAATGCGTGTTCACAGTCTAGTAGTATTGGCGCCTGCGTGGCGTAGAACGCAGCTTAGAGCAACAGAGAGGCGCTTAGCCTCTCCTTAGCGTCTAGCACCTTAGCATCGGCGAAGCCGCACACCACGGCCTCCGGCCGGGTGCACGTCACTCCTTATCCTGGTCTTAAGGTAGTCGCCTCTCGGATAAAGGCACACCTCACCCTCCCGCTATACACCATGGCCGCCCGGCCTGAGGTGCTAAACACAGACCCCTTCAATGTTAACACGTGCCCGCAGGACATGCCATTGCGCAGCTCTCCCCACGGAGGCAGCAGCAAGATGCGTAGCATCTTAGCGGCTGCCTCCGTTCTTCATATATTCATTGCCATATTTCGCGTATGTTTATTTATTTTATTTATTTCATGCGTGTATTATGGCAATTTGGTCGCTTTGCGAGGAGTGACTTACGCACCGTTTCGTTACTATCATTATTGGCGAAGCCTATTTAATTTTTCCCGAAGGGTTTTGAATTTATCTCATTCAAAACTCTATACCCCTTGTCTTTCTCATGAAAAATTACAGTACACTCTTGCAAATATCGATTTTTTTTCTTATGTTTGTCACATGTTTAATCATTAATGTATTTTATTATGAAAGTTTCCCCACAACATTGGATTGAAATTGTAAAATTAATTTCAACTTTTATCGTCGGTGTTATCACTACTTTGTTTGTACAGTCTTGTACCGTTTCTATGTCTATTTCAAAGAACAATCGAAATTCGACGCAGAATACTGAACAAACTTCTACGTCTAGTGTTGATAGTACTAAAGTTAATATTAATCGTTAAATTTTTAAATTATGGAAATGTATTTGATCTCTTATCAGAAACAAGGCTCTGCGCCTGTTGTTTATGTTGCTTGTGAAGATAGTCTTATGGCTACAGTTAATCAGGCTTTAAAGGAGTCTGATGGTGTGCCTGTTTTGGTTTCATCTGCTAAAACTATTTGATTATGAACGATGAGGAATTGGATAAATATCTTGCGACTGAATGTTTTAAACCTCGTCGTATTGTAAATAAGTACACTAATGAGACTATGTATGTTCGTTGCGGAACTTGTCCTGCTTGTATGGCCCATAAGTCTAATATTCAGTGTGCCTATATTACTAATATGGCCTCTCATTTTAAGTATGCGTATTTTTTTACTCTTACTTATTCTGATGAATTTTTACCTCGTGTATCTGTTCGTGTTGCTGAACGTCTTGGTGTTGAATCCGAGGTAGATGCTTATGTATCCGATGATGATGTGCGTCATTTGTCTAAGGATGATAATTTCCGATATAGTTGCAATTTTGACTATATTATCCGTTCCAATCGTGTATGCGTTTCCCGACAAGGTCGGGAGCGCATTTTATCTGATACGGATGAACCTTATTCCTTTATGCATGATTTCTCTGTTTCCGAGATTCAGGACATTCTTATTAAATCTCATGGTAAATATGACCCTATTTTGAGACGAGTTGTTTATCCTAAGTTGTCAGAGTGTTCTACTTCTATTCCGGTTTTAAATCCTTATGACCAAAATTTATTCTTTAAGCGTTTACGTTTTCATTTAAGTAAGATTTCCGATGAAAAAATATGTTATTACCTTGTATCAGAGTACGGTCCACGGACTTTCCGTCCGCATTGGCATGGTATATTATTCTTTAACTCGGATAAAATCTCCGAAGTTATATGCGAGTATGTATATAAGAGTTGGTTGTACGGTCGTGCAGATTGTTCATTATCGAGAGGTTCCGCAGCTGGTTATGTTGCGTCATATATTAACAGTTTTGTGGGCTTACCTGATTTTTATATCCAGCACAAAGAGATTAAGCCTAGATCCTACCATTCCAAAGGATTTGGCTCGTATTCAAAATTTCCTAAAACAGCCTCGGTTTCAGAGGTTCAGCAAGTTGCCAATTTACTCTATGATGGAATTGTTGCGGAATCGAATGGTAGCACAATTACTATTCGCCCTACCAGGTCGTATGAACGTGATGTATTCCCCCGATTCTTTGACGATGCTTTTAAGAATCCATACCGCTGTTCTGACTTATTTCTCGCTACATCAGAGGTACCCTTTCGGCTCTGCCGTTACGGATATTTATCAGTAGATGAAATGAATGTTTCTACTTTTACCCTTGCTACTCGTTATGCTGAATGGTATTATGATTATAGGTTGAATGCTCATTATTATAATAATCTTATTATTGATCGAAAGGACAGTTTGATTATTCATTTTCTTCGTTTGGATTCTATTCAGGTTGATTTTGATTGTGTTGTAGGTAAATTTTATCGGTTATTGTCTCGTGTTAAACGTTTTATGCGTTTTTGGAGTTTGGAGAATCTTTGTAGTTATGACTTATCTCGAAGTTTGTATAAAATTTTCTCTGCTTCAGTAGATTACTGGTCTAGGAAAGATGCCCGTACTCTTTCTATGTATTTTGAGTATCTTGAAAAACGTCCTGAATCTATTTCGTTTATTTATCAATCTACGGTTAATGCTGAACCTATTTCTTCGGATATTGGTTGTAAGGATCGTGCTGCTGAATTCTTGTCTTCTCTTAAATCTTCTGTTAAGAAGGCTCTTAATAGGAAGATTAAACATAAAGAATTTAATGATCTATCAGGTCTATTGTTGAATTTTTAATTTTTAATTTTTATGGCTCATTTTACTGGTTTAAAAGAACTTCAGAATCATGTACATCGTGCTGGTTTTGATTTGTCTGCTAAAAATGTCTTTTCGGCTAAAGCTGGTGAACTTCTTCCCGTTTATTGGGATATTGGTATTCCCGGTTGTACGTATGATATTGATTTGCAATATTTTACACGTACTCGCCCCGTTCAAACTGCTGCTTATACTCGTATTCGTGAGTATTTTGATTTTTATGCTGTTCCTATTGATCTTCTTTGGAAATCTTTTGATACTTCTGTTATTCAGATGGGAGCTATTGCTCCTGTTCAGTCAAAGGATTTATTGAATTCTCTCGCTGTTGGTGGTGATATTCCTTATTGTTCTTTGAAAGACCTTTCTTTAGCTTGTTATTTTGCTGGTGGTTCTAAAGCTTTAGGTAATGCCGTTACTGCTACTTCTAATTTTGAATCTATTCATGGTTTCAATCGTGGAGATCTTGATTACAAGCTTCTTCATATGTTGAATTATGGCAATATTGTTGATTCTGAAGTTCAATTCGTCGGTCCTCCTGCGAATCGTTGGTGGAATATGCAAGCTCCTTTAACTAATTCTACTTATACGCAGAAATATATGGTTAATTCGGCTGTGAATATTTTCCCTCTTGCTGCTTATCAGAAGATTTATCAAGATTTTTATCGTTGGTCACAATGGGAAAATGCTGATCCTACTTCTTATAATTTTGACTGGTATGCAGGTTCCGGAAATTTATTTGGTTCCGGTGGTATTAATACTGCTATTCCTGGTGCTTCCGATTATTGGAAACGTGACAATCTTTTCTCACTTCGTTATTGTAATTGGAATAAGGATAAGTTTATGGGTATGTTACCGAACTCTCAATACGGTGATGTGGCTGTTGTGAATTTATCTCGTGCTACTTCCTCTCAACCTGTTTATATGCAAACTGGTTCCGGTCCTATTGATATTGTTAATAGAACTTTGATTGAACCTCCTTCAACTGATGTTTCTATTAAGTTGAAGACTGCTCCTGGTTCTGCTGTTCAGGCTAATAG